GCGGTCAAGGCGATCGGCATGACGCCCAGCGGCGAGCCTGCGGTTTGGCGGTATCCGACTGAAGCTGGTAAGGGAGGAAACGGCATTACCATATGCCAACCACTAACCGAGAGTTTTGCCGTTCTCGACACGTGGAGTGACCATGACGGGGCGTATTTGCATCTGGCGTCTTGTATTGCGTTCAACGTGGCCGCGCTGGTCGAGCCCGCGCGCGAGTTTTGTCTGGCCGCAGACTTTATCGGCAAGGCCGAGATGCTGCGGCTTGATCGGATTCCGGATGTCACGGGCTACGATTGGGCGCGATCAGAGCGCGATCGGCGCGACGGCTATTACGAGGTGGACGTGAACGAGCCGATGCACGCCGGCGCGCCCAGCGACCCGCGCTTTGATCCGATCAAGGGCTAAGGCTGGATGAGCAAGGAATTTAAGAACGCCACCGTCTTGGTCTGGGACAGTGGCATCTTCGTCGAAGTCGCCAAGCGCCTCGCGGAAGACTTCGGCCGCGTCATGTATTTTGCCGAGTGGCGATCCGGCTATCCGACCTCGCGCGGCCTCCTGGTCGGCGACGGCGATGACGACATAGAGCGTATTCAAGACCCGTGGGAGTTTATCCAGCGGGACGAAATCGACCTATACGTCTTCCCCGACGTATACGAATGGGGCGTGATGGACTACCTCGCCTCGACAGGCAAGCGGGTTTGGGGCTGTCGGCGCGGCGCGGAGTTGGAGCTTGACCGCCCAAAGGCCAAGGAGATCATGGAGAAGGCCGGCGTGCCGATTGGCGACTACAAGATGATCGTTGGTCTCGACGCGCTGCGCAAATACCTAAAGGGACACGAGGATGCTTGGATCAAGATCAATTCGACTCGGGGTGATATGGAGACATTTCACGCGCCGACGTATGAAAAAATCGAGCCGCGCCTTGACGAGCTTGAGCATACACTCGGCGCGAAGAAAAAGATTATGCGCTTCTGTGTCGAGGCCGGCATTCCCGATGCGATCGAGGCGGGCTATGACGGATTTACTATCGATGGCCAATTTCCGCGCGTTGGCATCACCGGCATCGAGGTGAAGGACAAGGGTTACGTCGGGCGCACGACACGATACGCCGATGTCCCGCCGCAAGTCCGCGCCGTCAACGACGCGCTGGTCCCAAACTTCAAGCGTTACAAATACCGGGGATTCTGGTCAAACGAAGTCCGCATCGGCAAGGATGGCGTCGGCTATCCGATCGACCTGACTTGCCGCGCCGGCTCGCCGCCGAGCGAAGTCTACATGAACATGATGAGCAACCTCGCCGAGATCATCTGGTATGGCGCCGAGGGCATCATGATCGAGCCCGAATACACGGACGCATGGGGCGCGGAAGTACTGATTCATTCGCAGTGGGCCGACAAAAATTGGGTGCATCTGACATTCCCGCCGGAACTGCGCCGCAACATCAAGATGCGCCATTACACGATCATCGAGGGCGAGCATTACATCGTCCCGCAACTCACGGGGATGCCGGAAATTGGCGCGGTCGTCGCGACGGGCAAGAGCGCTAAGGAAGCCATCGACAAGGCAAAGGACATCGCGAAGCAGGTCAGCGGCTACGATGTCGAGATACCCGTGGATTCGATGGACGAGGCGCTTGTGGACTTGAAAGAGATATTGAAGGCCAGCGCGAGCGCGCCGGTGTCGAAGGAGCAGCGAGCTGCGGAAGATGCGATGCGATCCGGTAAGATCAGCCGGAAGCAATACGACAAACTTGCCTCCAAACATGAATGGGCATGAACATGGCTTTTTTCAGAAAGAAACCTGTGGTTGTCGAGGCGATGCAGTTCACTGGCGATAATTGCATCACCATCTTGAAGTTTATTGGTTGTCCAGATTGGGATTGCCCAGAACTTCACATAACCGATTGCCCTGTCATTCACACACTTGAAGGCGATTTGCACACGTCTCCGGGTGATTGGATCATCAAAGGCACGGCTGGTGAGTTTTACCCATGCAAGCCGGACATATTCGAGAATATCTATGAAGCGGTCACCGACAAGGAACACGACCATGCCAAGGCATACAAGCGTGCGCCATCATAGTGGCGATAGACTTTCTGATTCCATTTTGCGAGACACCCGTGATTATTTAGCGCGAAATCGTAATTCCAATTGGCATAGCCTTATGCACTGGCTCGGCCTCAACACCGGAACGGTTCAATCATTCTGGATAGACGGAAAGCTATGGGTCGGGTTCAAATGCTCCGAGTGCGGCGAAATCAATGGAGCGACTGAAACAGGGATTTCACAGGAAGGGTCTGACCATGCCAGAAGGTGAAAGCGCGACCAACAAATCCGGGATCGACATCGACCGCGCCGAGAAGATGCACGGGCAATTCCCGTCATACGTTCTCGAAGAGGCGGGCCAGACGCTATCGCGCGCCGACGCGATTAAGTCCGACCCGAAGCTGATGGCGGCGGCGGCCGAACACCACGCGAGCAAGGCCGAGCACCACAAGGGTCTTTCCAAGATGATGAGGCATCATCTCAAGCGCGGGCTCGTGTCGGAGAAGCAGCTCGACAAGGCGGCGGGCAAGGGCTCGATGCACACGTCGCCAAAGGCGGCGGGCAACCGCGACCAGTCGCAATCGAAGGAGACCGGGAGCCGGACAACGCCCCACCCGCCGAAGGAAAAAGGACATAGATAAAATGGACAACATTACAAGTTTGTCGATGCTGGGCGGTGCTTTCCTCGGTCTTTGGTTGGCAGTGGTCGCGATCGTGGCGAAAATTTATTTTCTCACGCGGAGGTAATAAATGCAGCAAACGTGGGACAACGCCGCACCCGGCGAAAAAGATCGGTAACAGATAGCGATGCCTACGCCTCCCTCATGCAAAGCGTGCATCTATTCGGACCAAATTTCAGTCAACAATAAGATGGTCTACATCTGCCGATGCAACGCGCCGCAGATCGCATATTCCCTGTTGCCCAATCAGCCTGTCGCCGCATCGCCCCCGCCGTTATCAGGGGCCCCGAACAGCGCCTATGCCCTATCTTTGCATTTACCCGTCCCTTGGCCTGTCGTCGCCGCGAATGACTGGTGCGGGCAGTTCGCGGCGGAGGGGACTGACTGGGGAACCGGAAACTTTAATCTTCGCCCCGGCTGTTCTGGTCTTGGAAGGTAACGATGGCCAACAAGATGATCAGAACGCTCTTTTTCACAGAGCCGGACGAAACGCTCGCGCCTTTGAGCGAGTGGACTAAATCAGAGCGGTTCGAAGGCCACTGGTTCATTCAATACGAAGGGACAGAAATGGCGAACACGCCTGAAGAGCAGATGGCGGAATTCAAGGCGTATCGCGCCAAAAAGTCTCCGGTGCAAACATGAAGCAAACCATCTGGGAAAATGAACCCGACCTCACGATAGCCCCTATCGACGAATGGATTTATGACGAAGAATCGTCGGAATGGTTTTACGAATTTGAAAGCGAGCCGTCCAAGGCGGAGGGGACTGGCTGGGGAACGGGTGGGTATTCATATCGTCCCGGCTGTTCTGGTCTTGGAAGATGATGATATGAAAGGTATGATATAAAAAAGCGAAGCCGCCCGCGTCGTAAGCGCAAGGCGGCCTCTGACCACCAACCGGGGCTTAGACGGCGATGGCTGACAAAGAAATAGGGCATTCGATCATTTCGCGCAAGGAAGCACGCGAGCGCGGTCTAAAGCGGTTTTTCACCGGGGTTCCTTGCAAGCACGGGCATCTTTCCGAGCGATACGTAAGCACGAAGAATTGCGCCGAGTGCGCCGCGATCCATGTCAAGAATAGCGGAACGTGGTTTCGGGATAACCAAGCCAGAAGATCATCCCGTGCCAAAGAATTAAAAGTCGGTCGAGAAGACGAAATTCGCCTACAGAAAAAGGCATGGCGGGACGCTAATCGCGATCAAGTGCGAGAGACAGACAGAATTCGTGGCGCTCGTCACAAGAACAAGGTTCTCGCTCGCGCTATCCAATGGCAGAAAAACAACCCTGACAAAGTTAGGGCTAGGTCCGGCAGACGGCGCGCTCGCGTGGCGGAGGCGGGAACATATACGGCGGAAGATGTGCACGCGCTGTTCAACATGCAAAATGGTGAATGCGCCTACTGCAAGGCTGATGTGAGTGGTAACTATCATGTGGATCACATCATGCCGTTGGCGCGCGGCGGCACGAACACGAAGGACAACATCCAGCTTTGTTGTCCAACATGCAACATCAGGAAGGGATGGTCCGACCCTGATGAGTTCGCGGCGAGATTTAAGGCGGAATTCGTAAATGCCGAACGAATACGATCAGGCCGCATCGGGTGATTCCGCCCGCCTTTCTGTCCTCATGGGCCAGCGCGAAAATAATGAGAAATCGCCAGAGAATAAGCCGGTTGACGAGGATGAAGAGAAAAATCAGTTCTTGGATGTTAGAAAGCTTAGGACGCAGTATTTAGATTATTTAACAAGTAAAGTTGATGAAGTGGAAGAGCAAAAAGAGTCAAGAAGGTATTATCATGGCTCCCACTATAGTGCCGAACAAATCAATATCCTCCGCCGCCGCCGCCAGCCGCCTCTCACATGGAACCGAACCAACCGCAAGATCAATCAAATCGTCGGCGTCGTCGAGCGCGGCCGGGCCGATCCGAAGGCGTTGCCACGCCACGTCCGCAGCGAGCAGGGCGCGGAGCTGGCGACGCAAGTCATTCGCTACGTGCTGGAGTCGAACGACTTCAAGGGCATCGATCCATGGTGTCTGATGCAGGTTTGCGTTGACGGCATCGCGGGCGTCCAACTTGTTTTGACTAAGGACAACAAGGGCGAAATGGACATCGCGTTGCCGTGGGTTATCGGCGACGAATATTTCTATGACCCGAAGTCCTATCGCGTGGATTTCAGCGACAAACGATACGAGGGCCTTTCCAAGTGGTTCGACATCGAGGAAGCCATCGAGCTTTTCCCGGACAAGGAAGATCAGCTTCGCGGGCTCATCGAAGGCGACAGCGACCTGACGACGAACGCCGACCGCGAATACAAGTGGGTCATCACATCGACGCAGCGCGTCCGCATCATCGAGCATTGGTATAAGCATCGCGGCAAATGGTGCTGGGCGTTCTATGTCTCGACCGTCATCCTTGATCAAGGCGTGTCGCCATTCTTTGATGATCGCGGCAAGAGCGCGTCTTCGTTCCGGATGTTTTCGACCGCCGTCGATCACGATGGCGACCGCTACGGCTTCGTGCGCAATCTCAAGGGGCCACAGGATTCGCTCAATCAGAGCAAGTCGAAGCAGCTTCATATTGCCAACTCGCGCGGAGCCATCGCGGACAAGGGCGCCGTCGATGATGTCGAGAAGGCGCGCTCCGAACTGGCGCGCCCGGATCGTTACATCGAGGTAAACCCGGGCAGGGCGTTCAAGCCGGACGAAATCCAAGTGCAGGGCTTGGCCGCCTTCACGGACATGGCGGCCAACGCGGCGAATGAGATCGACCAAATGGGCAGCATCAATATGGCTGTCCTGTCTGGTGCGTCGATGGCGAACATCTCCGGGCGCGCGATTGAACTGTTGCGGCAGCCCGGGATGGCGGAGCTTGGCCCGCTGATCCTCAACTATCGACAGTGGAAGCTGGGGCTCTATCGCGCGATCTGGACCACGGCGCAGCGGGCTTGGACCTCGGAAAAGTGGATCAGGATCACCGACGACGAAACGCAAAAGGCGGCGTTCGTCCAGTTGAACACGATGTCGCTAGATCAGTGGGGGCGACCCGTGCTTGTCAATGCGCTTGGCGCGCTCGACGTGGACATAATGCTTGAGGAAGGCCAGGACGTGGCGTCGCTTGAGCAAGACCTGTTCGAGCTTCTCAAAGGCTACCCGCCCGGCACGTTCCCGCCGGCGGTCCTTATCGAGGCGTGGCCGGGGCCGCGCAGTCAGAAACAGAAAATCCTCAAGATGATGCAGCCGCCGCCGCCGACACCGCAGGCGCAGGCGATGCAGGCCGCCGCCGCGAAACTCCAGATGGAAGGCGCTGCGGTCAAGAACGCCAAAACGGCTGCCGACGCCCGCAAGTCCGACGCGCAGGCGCAAAAGGCGTCCGTCGAGGCCGGATCGGTGGGCTCCGTCAGTCAGGCGCAGATGGAGCTTGCACAACTTCAAATGGTGAAAGAGCTGATAGCGATGGCCCAGCCGCCGCAGCAGGCCCAGCCGCAGCCCGCCGCTCCTCAAGCGCCGCAGGTTGCAAGGGTAGCATAGGAATCGTGTTATAAACGGGTCATGACTTTCGTTTGCAATGGTCTCCCGAAAACAAGAGCCGAGGCGAAAGCTCTCGGAGTGAAGCATTATTTTAATGGCAACGCATGTCCGAAGGGCCACATAACGGCGCGGATAGTTGGAAACGGGAATTGCGTTGAATGTTCTCGTGATGACGCTCGCGGGCGATATCAAGCGGACAAGGAAAAAGGGCGCGCGAGAGCCAGCGCTTATTTAGATAGAAATAGAGAAAAAGCACACGCATCAACGAAAGCGTGGCGAGAAGCTAATCCTGATAAAGTTCGAGAGGATAGGCGCGTTTGGCGTGTGGCAAACCTAGACAAAGCGCGCACGGCAGCTAGGGTATGGCAAAAAGACAATCCGGACGCGGTTCGCGCCTATTGCCGCAATCGTCGCTCACGCAAAAAGAACGCCGATGGGACGCACACGCCATCCGACATTGCATTTATCCGTATGGCGCAAAAGGACAAATGCGCAATGCCGGATTGCCGTCTTAGTCTAAAGGGCGGAGGCCATGTTGATCATATCAAGCCGCTGTCGCGCGGAGGGACAAACTGGCCCAACAATCTCCAACTGTTATGCGGGAGATGCAACGGTTCGAAGCACGCACGAGACCCGATAGAATTTGCGAGGTCGCGCGGTCTTTTGATCTAACAGAGTTCGTCGACTTTACGATAAGAGGCGCGGGTATAGGCCCCGTTCTATAAAGCCTTCGTATGTCACCGCGACACGGGACAAAGCTACTTCGGGAACGGCTTCAATGATCCCGCCGCATCTCCAGCGATAAGCGAGAAAAAACATGCCTAAAGATGACGAAGATCGGGTCAACGATATCTTGCGCGACGCCATAATAGGCACCGAAAATGAGATATTCGGAAACGCCTTCGGCAAGGAAGAGTTGACGCAAGACGAAACCGGCGACCGTAGCATCGAAGCTATGGGCGAAGGTCTTGAAGGGCAGCACGAACCCGAGGACGGAGACGGAGACGGAGAGAACACCGGCGAGCAGCAGGAACCCTCGACGACCGAACAGACGGGAGACGAGGAAACACCCGAAGCCAAGGCCGAACGAGAGAAGGCCGAAGCAGAGGCGCTCGCTGCCGAGGCAACGCACGAGCCGCAGGGGCGTGTGCCCTCCGGGCGCTTGCGGGAAGAGGCCGAGAAGACGCGCGCCGCGCAAGCGGAACGCGACGCCCTCAAGGCGCAACTCGACGCGGAGAAGTCGGCAAGCCAAAAGGCTATTTCCGATCTAAACGCGAAATTCGAGTCTTTCCTTCGTCAGCAACAGGCCACGCCGCAGCCGAAGCCGGAACCGCCAAAGCCCGAAGAAGCGCCCGATCTGTTCGAAAACCCGACCGCTTTCGTCGAGCAC